AGCCCACTCTGGGCGTAAAACGGAGGTAAATATGGAACGTAATTTTCTAAGCAATTTAAAAGTGGGTGACGCGGCCCTGCCTGATGTGGTCATTGACGCTATCATGGAGGAGCATAAGCGGGATCTGGAAGCAGTCAAAGCCGACCCGGGCGCAAACGGGGGAACCGGTGGAAAGGTCTTCACCCAGGAGGAAGTAAACCGCATTGTCTCCGAGCGGCTAAAGCAAGAGAGAAGCAAGGTTGCGCCGCCCCGGGAGGACGAGCGGGAACAGGCATTGAAGGCACGAGAGGCCCGGCTGGACTGCCGGGACTATTTGGATAGAAAGAAATATCCCGCGGCACTGTTGGATGTGCTGGACACCTCCGACGCGGGGAGATTCCAGGAGACAGTAGAAGCTCTGGCCGGTAAATTCCCCGGGGCGTTTACAGAGCGGCCAACGCCGCCGCCGTATGCAGCAGGGACAGGCCATGGCATTCTATACGGCAATAATAATGATCCTGTAGCCAACGCCTTCAAGCCGCAGACTTGAAAGGATGATTTGTAATGGCAATCGCACTGGCAACTAAATTTCAGCCCCATGTGGACGAACAGTTTAAGGCAGAATCCAAGCGCTCCATGGTGACGAACCAGGACTACGACTGGACCGGCGCCCACACCATCAAGGTCTACAAAGTAACCACCAGCACCATGAACGACTATGGGCGCACCGGACCCGCAACTGGCAACTGGAGCCGCTACGGCTCTATCGGCGATCTGAGCGCTACCACCGAGGAAATGACCCTGAAAAAGGATCGTTCCTTCATCTTCAACATCGACAAGCTGGACGAGGATGAGACTGCACAGCAGGTTGCGGCGGCGTCCGCTCTGGCCCGTCAGAACCGTGAAGTCGTGATCCCTGAGGTGGACACGTACGTTTACGGCGTGATGACCGCCGGTGCGGGTCATAAGCCTACCGCCAAGGCGCTGACCGCCACCAATATTTACGGCGAGCTCCTGGCGGCCTCCAAGGCACTGGATGACGCAGAGGTGCCCGAGACCCAGCGCGTGCTGATCGTGACGCCTGACGTCTACACTCTGATGAAGCAGAGCACGGACATCGTGATGGAGACCGATATTGGCCAGGATATGCGGCTACGCGGCGTGATCGCCAATTTGGACGGCATGAACGTCCAGAAGATCCCCGCCGCCCGTTTGCCCGAGGATTTTGGGTTTATGGTAGCCCACCCCTCCGCCACCGTGTCCCCGGTGAAACTGGAGGATTATAACATTCACACCAACACCGTGTACAGCTCCGGCGCTGTGGTGACCGGCCGCATCTGCTATGATGCTTTTGTCCTGGACAATAAGGCGAAAGCCATTTACTACCAGGCGCTTCCGGCAAGTACGGGCTAATATGCAGCAGGGGCGTGTGGGCAATGGCCTGCGCGCCCCGTTCTCTATATGAGGTGAGAAGATGGTAAAGAAACGGCTAAAAATGTCCACACCCTTGGAGGTTCGGCGGGCCGTCTCCAGGGTGGCAAACATGGTCATCAACGGGGAACTGGAGTCGAAGGACGCCAACGCGATCATGTACGCGGCCAATGTGATCCTGGGCGCGATCCGCGTCGACGAGCAACAGAAAAAGCTGGACGAGCTGGAACAGATGATTGGGGAGATGAAACATTGAATAGCCGTATCAAGCGGCTGGAAGACCTGGTGAAGGAATACAAATTGTCGCGCAAGCTGTCGGTGTTCCTGCTGGAAGACGGCAGCACCTTTACCACGGACGAAGATCCCATAACTTACCTGATGGAGCACGGCATTGAGACGCCCAAAGGCCGCATTGTGGCTTATCCCCATGAGACAAAGGGCATTGATGCTTTAAGCCTTTCAATCTATGAGATGATTGACGAAGGAATCGCAAACGGCGGATTGCAGAGCTTGTTCAAGTTGGTTTCGGCAGAGTAAAGGGGCTGTCCAATACGGGCAGCCCCAAGCACAATATTAGTCTAAAAATATATTGCCAACCGGTTCCATCATCTCGGCAATCTTTTTAATAGCACTCGCCAGCTCCTGTTTTTCTAACGCCGTAAGGCGCGTATATGTCTCCAGACTTTTGAACAGAATCATAGTTGTGGTGAACTGGCCTTGGCTTTCCGATGGCGTCAACAAATCCAGAGGCGACATGCCGAGGCTTTCTGCGATGATCTCAAGTGTACATAGAGTAATATTATAGGTGCCCTTCTCAATTTGAATCAACGTCGTTTTTCCAATCCCGACTTTCTTTGCAAAATCCTCAAGGGACTGTTTGCGTGACAGACGGATTGCGCGCAGATTGACCCCAAGATAAACATTCAGGCTTTTGGTGATGGTAGGCATAACACATTTCCTTTCTCTGTCTAATAGAATTTGTGTTATGCTTTAACCTTGATCGCGCGCGCGGTAGTAGCAAAACAGAATTTTAGGTAAACTGTGTTGCGCACCCCCGCAACCATGTTCACTTAAGACGGATTTCAACGTACTGCTTATGTTGATGTCCGTCTTTTGTTTTACGTCTATGCGCTCGACCAACAGGTGGATTGCTTTTTCGTCCGGTGTGGCTTTGAGGCTTTCCAACCATGCCTTTATTGTGTCAACAGTAAAATCCTTAGGCGGCTCAGCGCCCTCCAAGACGGCAATTTCTTCGTTGATTTCGTGCATTCGATTGGCAATGGATTGGCTAACATCGGCAGGAAGGTCTATCTGTGTCATTTTCTGTAGCAGACCATCGTATTCCTTGCGCTTCTCAGAAATCCGCTTTTTAAGAGCCGCATTGAATTCATCCATTCGGTATCCCTCACCAGCCTGATACCGACGGAGTGCCAATGTGATTTGATCCTGATTCTGTGGGGACAGGAGGTCGCGAAGATAATTCACAGCCGCGGTGTCCACTTCCTCCATCTTCACCACAGGAGCGCCGCATTTTTTAGAGCAGACGAAATACCTGTATTCATGCCCTTTGCGTCTGGAAGTCATACCATGCATTTTTGCCCCGCACTGGCAATATACAAGACCGCTGCACAGATAGGCCGCTTTTCTTCCTGTCTGCTTCCGCTCATCCATAATCCTCTGCACCTCCTGAAACTGCGCCTTGCTGATAATCATCGGCAGGGCGTTTTCTATTTTTATGGCATGTGGTTTTTCCCGCCTGGCAGACCGAGCCTTTTCTTCTGTCGTGCTATAGGTATACGTGCCGGTGTATTTCTCGTTCCGAAGCATTTCATAAATCTGGGTATACCGAATTGGCTTGCCGCGTTTTCCCTTGATACCGGCGGAATCCATCTCTTGAATGATCGCCGTGAATCCTTCACGATTAGCTGCAGCGTCAAAAATGCGACGCACATAGCCCGCCTCTAGTTCGTTTATAACATATTTACGGTCTAATACGCTATACCCAAATGGCGCATAACCGCCATTATGTAGGCCCTTCAGGGCATTTTCCTTTAAGCCCTTGCGGGTTTCTTCTGCTAAGTTGTCAATATAATATTCAGACATCGACCAGAGCAGGGCCTTTATGATCTTTGACTCTTTGCCACTGCCGAGATCCTGGGCGACGGCAATTAAACGGGCACCGGCTTCATCCAGCTTTTTCTCAAGGTTAACATGCTCGCCAAGATTCCGGGCTATTCGGTCATATTGATGAACTAGAATGACCGTAGCTTGCCGCTTTTGTATATCGCGGAGCATCTTCTGATATTCCTTACGCTGTGCGGTTTTTGATCCTTTTCCGCTGATGGCTTCGTCGGTGTAGACGCCAAGAATTTGGATGTCGTGAGACGCGGCATACTCCCGAATGGCACGAAGCTGCGCGTCGATACTGGCCTCTGTTTGCTTCTCCGAGCTATACCGGGCATATGCATATCCAAATTCCATATTGGTACCTCCATGGGAGCATAGTTGACACAACCCCGGGTTTACGGCCTGGGGCTATTTTTCGTCCCCTGGGGGATTGTCAGACCGATAGCGTGGGATCTCCGTCAGCTCCTCCACGCGCTCTACAGCCTTCTGTTGGCCGTCGTCGTTGAGTTGATTGAATTTCTTGACGATTTCGATTTCATTTTCAGAAAAGCAATATCCAAATTCACGCAATTCATTTTGACTTTCAATAAATCCTTCTTGGTATGAGTATTTTGCCAAATCGCCGCTACTGACAGAGTAGAGATCAAAAATTGAAATCTCCAAGGCATCGGCAATTTTTTGGATTGTATCTATTGATGGACTTATACTTCCACTTTCATATTTAGAAATTACCGACCTTTTTACGCCGATTGCATTAGCTAATTGTTCTTGTGTCCATCCGCGCCGCTTTCGTGCTGATTTAATTGATTCCAGTGAAATCACCCCATTTATTTTATTGTATCCCGACAGGAACAGAAAATCAATAAAAATTTAAAAAGTTCTTGACAATAACAAAATAGATGATAAAATGTTCCTATAAAGAACTTTTTGAGGAGGCGAAACAATGAATATCAGCGCAACGAAGATCGAGACTATCCTAGCAGAGCGCGGCACAACCAAGGCAGCACTGGCCGTGGAGTGCGGCATTTCAGCGCAGAACATCAGCACCATCATCCGACGGGGAACCTGTGAACCAAGAACAGCGGGGAAGCTGGCGGCGGGCCTTGGCGTAAGTGTATCGGACATCCTTGAGGAGGTGAAGCTGTGACAAAAGTACATAGGACGCTCAACCCTATGACACGTCGGAAGGTAGCGGCAGAAGTACGGGCACATTGCTGCAACTTGTGGAACGGCGACAAATGCCTAATGCTGGACGACGGCACGGAGCATCGTTGCCCTCAACTGGATGCAGATTCCATCAGGTGCAGCTGGTTCCGCGACGCGGTGCTTCCAGGAAACCCGGTATTGGAGGCAGAGGTCAACGGCGGTGAAGGACTAAAAAAGTGTCTGGTGTGTCATAAGCCGTTCAACTCAACTAGCAACAACGCGAAGTATTGCGCCATGTGTGCCAAGGTGATCCAGAGGAAACAACAGGCAGAATACGCAAAGAGGAAAAGGGGCTCTACATACGTCGCAATAGTCGAAAAGTAGACACGAAAAAACCCAGCAATATCAATGCTTTCCAGACCCACTTGTTGAGGGGGTGCTATAGTTACCCTCGTACCCCTCAAAACACGGTTCTAAACGTCGACAAAACGAACTTGTACCTTGACAACTAAATACGTGAGATACTGTCGAAAACGTCAATTGATTTAACGTACAATCGTTAGTATAATCGATCAAAAGGAGCGGATCAAATGCTGGACAAGAATGACCTGCAAGCCATTGCCGAGTTGATGACTGCTATGGAAAAGCGCATGGATGAAAAGCTGGAACAACAGAAACAAGATGTTTTTCAGGCCATGAACGTCATCATTGAAAATAAGGTGCAAACCCAGCTCAACCTATTGGGTGAGCAGCAGAGACTGATTTTGGAGAAGATCACGCCGGCAGAGACAATCGAGGATTTAGAGGCTCGGGTTTCCACGTTGGAATTTGTGGTAAAGGATCTGTCAGCGGACGTACGAAAGCTGAAAGCAGCAAATTGACATAGACGGTATCGTTGTTCAAACGGTGCCGTCTATTTTTATGCCCAAAAGGAGGACAGGCATGCCGATAATCAACTTGACATCAGAAAAACTGAGCGACTTATGCGATCATCTGCGCCGGGCTATTGATTACTACAGCAACGACGCTGTAGCGCTTATGAGGTACTCCGAGCACACAAACAATGAATTGATTAAAAACCACTGTTTGACGATGGCAGGGGAGCGCCTGGAATATTCCAACAATGCGACAGATTTATGGGACATGCTCATTGAGATTTGAGGAGGGACAAACGTGCAAAAAAAAGATATGTGCCGGATTCCAGTTCGTGCCCGCATGAGGCGCGACGAAAACGGCCACTACGACATTGTAGAAGACCATCCCGATACGGTGTGGGCAGACATTCCAGCGGCGGCAATTGCGCAATTTTTAATTGACCACATGGGCATTGATGCCATTTTCAGAGAGGAGGGGGCAGTTTAAAATGCGGCAATTGATATTTAGGAAATCTTATTACGTTGGCATTGAAAAATTACCAGCGGATCAACGCCTTGAAGTCTATGACGCAATTATGAAATATGCGTTTACAGGTGAGGTGGTTGACGTTACCAAATCATGTACCCCATTGCTGTCTATGATTGTCGAAAGCATTAGCAGAGATTTTGACCGTTACGAGCAGAGATACAGGGAGAGCAACTAAATGGCATACAAAAAGAAAGAAAAGCCTGGCATTATGCTTTATTGGGATGCCTTTAACGCGCTTGAAGATATGGTTGATGGTGAGGCTAAGCAAATGTTACGAGCTATGCATCTATATGCTCGATATGGTGAACTTCCAGACTTTGGAAGCAATCCCGCTCTTAGAATGGCATGGGTATTTATGAAATCGTATATTGATAGAGATTCATGCAGGTATGAAGAAGTCAGTGAGCAAAAGTCACAGGCAGGGGAAAAAGGAGCACAAGTCAGATGGATGGCAAAGTATAACAAAGATGGCAAGGATGGCAAAGATGGCCATACTCACCTCAACGCAACGCACCATCAATCCATCTTGTAAAAGGGATTAACAAGTTAATCCTCTCTCTTTAAAAGGGATCGTCGCTGACGCGAGCGATCCGCCCGTTATCATTAGTGGCGTAATACCCCTGGCTTTAGCCGTGGGGAGTGTCAAGAAAGGAGTTGAACATGCTTTTTGATTTTCAAGCATTTTCCACCTATGCGGAAATGGCATACAAAGAGATAAGGGAGAGCCCGTACACGCTGGACGAGGTGCTGCAGGTGTTCAGGCATTACTTTGAAGCCTATGAAAAAAAGACCGGCCAAGCTCATCCCAGGATCAGAGTTGAGCAGATCAGGCACATGATTGAGATTATGCCGTATTTAGACAAGAACCATCCTGGCGGTGCACCCGAGGATGTTGTTGCATATTGCTATGTGGACGTCATTGACCAGCATTTTAAGACCAAGTATAAGAACTGCGACTACAACATAAACCACTTTTTTTCCGGGTGTATCCGAGAGCTGCGGTTCTATGAATCCTGTTATTGAGGAGGCAAGCAATGAGCGAGTACAGGAAATGCCCAAACTGCGGGGCATATTTAGACAGCGGCGAGACCTGTGATTGTGAGGCAATGCCGGACAATATGAAAGAAGAAAGGAAAAAAGACCATGACAAAGAGTGAATTAACTGCCCTGGGACTGCCAGAGGCCAGCATTAAGAAATTTCAGGACCTCTATCACCGGGATCTGCGTAAAGTTGCCCAGCGGATGATGGACGGCCCAATGCGCAGAGCTGATGAAGTCCGAAATGCTATTGCTGCTATGCTCCCCATGATCAGGCGGCCGGACAATCTCCACACCATACTGACCCAGGTGAACTGCCTGTACTACGCGGAGAACCGGCATACAGAGAGAGCC